CCCCTCTATCCATGGCCGCGCAGCTCCTATGGTACAAGCTGATGGATTTAGCCAATAGCCTGCGCTGGCCGGAGCACTTCGCCCTGGACAACAGTAGGCTATGCGCGATGATAAACACTAAATCAAGGACCACCACCATAGCGGCCCGACAGGAGCTTATAGACGGCGGCTATCTGGACTTCACCCCAGGCATCAAGGGGCGGCCCAGCACCTACCATCTCCGCTCAGTGGAAGAGATGGAGGGCTGGCAGCCGCCCCCGGATGACCTGGAGGGAGACTTCCTGGCAGAGTTCAAAGAGGACCCGACAAGCTATTTCGGCTACACGGAGGCCCTGGGGGTGGAGCTTGCGGAGACCACCGCCCACCTGTGGGCAGAGTTCTTCCCAGGCAAGACCCCTGGGCCATACGATGAGAAGCGGACGTTCTTTCAGATCATGGTCCAGTCTCAGAATGAGGATGGAGAGTGGTCCATGTCATTCCCGGAGGAAAACAAGGAGCTGCTGGGCTACGCCTTTGAACAGGGCCGGAAGCGTGGGAAGCTCTTTTGGGGGTACATTGAGAGCGTCATGCGAAATCTTAGGGACTGTGGCATTAAAACCGTAGAGGAAGCCTACGAAAACGAAGAAAAATTCTATGAACGGAGAGGATGGAACAAGTGAAAGAACGGACGATGACCCTTGCTTGTGGCGCCCTGTGCGCCCTGGTGTTTGTGAGCGCCCTGTTTACGCCAGGGCAGGCCAGAGGTGCGGCCTTTGCTGAGCCTGCGGACGCGACGGAGCTTCCGGTCCTGATGGTGGACCCGACGCCTACCCTCACCGCATCGCCGGTCCCCACCGTCTCGCCCTATCCCGGTTGGACCGAGGAAGAGGTTGAGATGCTGGCCTGCGCGATCTACCAGGAGGCGGGCGGGGACGCCTGCTGCGACCTGTGCCGCCATCGTGTGGGCGATGTCATCCTGAACCGGATGGAGGATGACCGTTTCCCGGACACCGTGGAGGAAGTGCTCACGGCCTACCGGCAGTATGGGCGCTTTTATTGGACCGGCGTAGTGTGGCCGGACCGGGCCGTCAAGCCCGGAGAGGCCCACGCCGTTGCGCGGGCCTGGGAGACCGCACGGGACATCCTGAGTGGTGAGCACTCGGACCTTTACGGGCAGGGGTACATCTACCAGGCCGAATTTGAACAGGGAGCCGACGTCATCTACTGCGAGGACTGCGGTATCTACTTTGGGAGGTAACGAGATATGTTGAGCAAGGCGGAGCTGGAGGTTTTGACCGAAAAGTACGAGGCTAAGGCTGAGAGAGCGTACCAGAACTACCAGGAAACCGGAATTTCCAGGTATGACCGAGAGCGCCGGAATGCCGAGGAGCTGGCCGATGCCA